CATTAAAAAGCTGTCCTCTAGCGTTAAATGGAAGAAAGGAGCTGTCGGAGTATGATGGACGTAGAATACAATGGAATTCTTGCATCAAGCTTAGGAATCTATGCGAAAAATATTCCTGACATTCCGGCAGCTGTCCGAAAAGAAAAGACAGTGGATATTCCTGGCATGGACGGAACGCTGATTCTGTTGGAGGGAGGTTATGAATCCACAGAAATCAAAGTGGATTTTAACTTTATTGGAGATTCTGACCGATGGGATGAACGTTTCGGACTTGCAAAAAAATGGCTGTCAAAAAGAGGTGGATTGCTCCGGTTTGACTGTGATCCGGAGCATTACTACAAGATTTTGAAAGTTGAAGTGGACGATGGGAAGCGTACTACGGAAAGAGTTGGTAATTTTACAACTACTTTCCTAACAAAAGATGGACTTAGGTATCTCGAAAGCGGACTCGGAGAAATGTCTGCGAGTGATGTGGTAGACAATCCTTATGAGATTGCCTATCCAATCTATAAGATTACTGGCGAGGGCGAATGCACTCTTGTCGTCAATGATGGAAAAATGGTGGCAAATATAGGGCAAAACCTAACCATTGACACAGGACGAAAGCTTGCTTATAGAGAGGACGGAACACTAAGCAATACATCCGTGGCCGGCGATTATGATGATTTGATTTTAATCGAGGGCAGAAACAATGTTAAAATTACAGACGGATTCGAATTGAAAGTTATTCCGAATTGGAGATGTTTATAATGATACAGATTTATAATGTTGAAAATAAAGATTATGATCACAACGGAGACATGACACTTCTTCCGGAAGAACTTACCGTTCATGTGGTATTGAATGGAGAATGGACAGCAACGCTGGAGCACCAGATCGACGATGAAGGCAGATGGAAGTATATTAACGATAATGCGGTTGTTAAACTGCCATCGTTTAACGGAGAACAGTTGTTTCGTATAAAAAACAAAGAAAAACAGGATTCGGGAGTGAGCGCAGAACTTACTCCTATCTTTTTGGATGCAAAAGAGGATTGCTTTTTGTTGGATGTAAGACCAACTGAAAAGAATGGACAGGATACGCTTGATATCATGACTGCACCGAATAAGATGTACACAGCAAAGTCAGACATTAAGAAGCTGTCTACGGCATATTACCAGACAAAAAATTTGATCGAAGCAATAAACGGCAATGATGAGAATTCTTTTATAAATCGCTGGGGCGGAGAAATCCTCTATGATAACTATAATATTACAGTAGATGAGCGCGTCGGTGGCGATCATGGAGTGCAGGTTCTTTACGGAAAAAACATTGTAAAAAATGGGTTTTCTGAAACGATTGACATGACGGAAGTTGCAACGAGAATTATTCCGAAATCATACAACGGATATATGATTGCAGGAGAAACGCCGTGGGTTGACTCGCCGATTATAGAAAAATATCCAACAGCGCATTACAAAGTAATGTCATTCGAGGACGTGAAAATGCGTGCAGATGCATCTGAAGATGATGAAGAAAATGGCGTGATCATATGTGATACGCAGGAACAACTTGAAAAAGCATTGAGAAAAAGATGCGAAGAACAGTATGCAGCAGATGCCGACAAACCAAAGATTACCATAAAGGCAAATATGGAGCTGTTACAGAACACAGAGCTGTATGAAGATGTAAAAGAATTGGAATCTGTATCTCTTGGAGACACCGTCCATTGCAAGCACTCTAAACTTGGAATCGTGTCTGATGCCAGAGTGATTGAACTGGAATGGGATGCTGTGAGGAAAAAACTCACATCCGTAACACTCGGAGAATTCCAATACAATTTTTTAAACAATGCATCTTCCGTAATGAATAGAGTAGAGCAAGCTATCAGAAATGATGGTACACTTGTCGGACAGCAAGTGCGCGGAATTATTAACGGTGTAAAAGCGCAACTGAAAGCACAATCCACAATTGCAAAAAAGCAGACGGTAAGAGCTGTGTTATTTGAAGATTTGGATCCGGAATCACCCACGTTTGGAGCTATGTGCCTTGGAACACTTGGATTCGAGATTGCATCCGAACGTACTGCGGATGGAAATGATTGGAAGTGGAGCACATTTGGAACAGGAGCTGGGTTCTTTGCAGATTTTATCGTTGCAGGAACAATGCTGGCGGACCGCATAAGAGGTGGCACGCTGGAACTTGGTGGCGCGGATAATGGCAATGGTGTAGCGAGAGTCATGGATGCAAGTGGGAACGAGATTGTGCGGCTCGATAAAGATGGTGTGTATGCGAAAGGCAGATATGTATGTGCTAATTCAGATGGAAGCCAGACAGCTACATTGTCGGAAGGAAATCTTAAATTTAAGACATCGAATTACGAAGTTGTGATTCGTGCCGGAGCGACCGGTGGACAAACAGGGTTGTTGATCTATCCGGAGCAAGGAAGCACACGAACAAAATATCTTTCGATCGGAAACGAACTCAGAGGACAATTTGACAGTGTAGCTTTGATTGCGTCTGGGAAAATGACGGTCGGCGGTTCATCACTGGAAGTCCAGAAAGATTCTAAAGGATACTCTGCAAAAACTGGGAAAGCAGTATTTTCTGATGGAACATATCTGGAGTATGTAAATGGGTATCTGGTTGGAGGAAGTACAAAAGGAGGAAGCTTTTAAATGAGCTGGACAATCGGGAATTACGCACTATCGCAAGCACAGATGAACGCAAATGCGGTAGAAGTGTACAAGTATTTTTCCGGAAGAGGTTGGTCTTTAAATGCAATCGCTGGAATTCTGGGAAATATGCAGAGCGAGTCTTATGTGAATCCGGGAGTGTGGCAAAGTTTAAATGAAGGGAATTATTCTGGTGGATTTGGATTGGTCCAATGGACTCCGGCGACCAATTATACAAACTGGGCGATGGCAAACGGATATTCTATAACTGATCCGAACGGGCAGCTATATTGGATTGATACACTATCAGAGTCAACCGGACAGTGGATTCCAACCGGTTCTTACAATATGTCCTGGGTAGCTTTTAAGACATCCGGATCATCTCCGGAAGATCTTGCTAGTGCATTTTTAAAGAACTTCGAGCGTGCAGGCGTAGAAGTGGAATCCGCCAGGAGATCACAGGCAAGAAGTTTCTACAATTTGCTGAGCCAGTATGATACAAACTCCAAAGCAATAGAATCGGCTGTCCAGTGGGCGATTGGAATTGCGAACGATAACAGCCATGGATACGATCAAGGAAGCAGATGGGGACCGGACTATGACTGCTCTTCGCTGCTGATCACAGCGTACCAGCAAGCCGGTATCAAGGTAAAAGATGCCGGTGCAACTTATACGGGAAATATGTATGCTGCAT